CCTGCCGAGCCCGGGTCCAGTCGCCCTGGTCAAGCGCGGTCAGGCTCGAAAGCGTGATCTGCACCGACTCGTTGAGGGGGTCGCCCTGAGCCGTTCGTGGACCGGTGATCTGCCGGCTCAGGCTCTCCATGACCAGCGGGGCGAAGGTGTATCCTCCGAAGCGCATGCCCAGCAACTGGGGAGCTTCGGACGGCAGCAGGGCTTTCAGCAGACCCTGGCTGTTGCTCAGGTTGACGATGGCCTGCGCCAGGCCGCCGTTCTCTGCCAGCGATCTCGCCAGCACCCAGCGCGACAACTGATCCACCGGCTGGCGCACTTCGGCGTCCGCATCATCGAACGCCCGAAAGTTCAGGTTCATGCTGATCTTGACCGGCGCTGCACCCGTGAAAATCTGGGTGCTGTTCAGCTTTGTCATGCCGGTGCGGCCGGCGCCGTTGCGGCTGATCTCGGTGATCCCGGCGGAGATGCGCCCGGCCAGCGTCGAATCGTTGCCCTTGCCAAGAATGGCCTCGACGTAGGACTGAAGCTGTCCGGTCTGCAGCATGGCCATGATCGTCGGGGCCTTGGACTCCGCGCCGGCCTGCTCGAAGGCCGACTGCCAGTTGCCCGACATCTCGATGCTGCCTTCAAGGGGCGGCGCCTGCACAACCACCAGATCGCCGGCCGCGTCAGGCTCCGCGTAGCCCTGGCGGTTGACCGGGTACAGCGAAGCGAGCAAGTTCGGGTTGAGCTTGCCCCACTTTGATGACAGTACCCGGCTGGCCACCGCTACCCGATCAGCGGGCGTTCTTGATGCCCATCGACTTGCGCACGCGCATCGACTTCATGCGCTTGGCCATGGCCTTGGCGCCGTGGGCCTTCATGCCGGCCTTGCGGATGGCCACCTTCTGCTTGGCCGACAGACGCACCGTGCCGGACACGCGCACGCGCTTGACCATCTTCTTGCCGTTGCGCACGGTGAAGCGCTTCTTGTAGACCGCATCGAACACGCCGGCCTGCGCATCGCTGCCGAAGGCGAAGTCGTCCAGCTCGTCCATGGCCGCTTCGTCGCCATCGGGCAGGGCTTCGGTCAGGAACTCGCACACCCGCGCCGCAGCGCCGTTGTAGGTGTCCGGGTCTTCGCTGTTGAACAGGGCGTCCAGGTCGCTTTCGGACACGCCCTTGGCAGCCATGTAGCTCCAGGCTTCGTTCAGCGCGACCTGCAGCACGGCGCTTTCCTCTTCGGTCAGCTCGCCGTCCTTATTCTCGTCGGCCACGCCCACCAGCATCATCATCAGGCGGTCGCCCAGGCCTTCGCCTTCGCCCAGGTCGTCACCGGTTTCGCACCAGCCCTGCACCATGGCCGCCGCGCGCATGGCGACGGTCTTCAGGGCATACGAACTGGCTTCGTCGGCGATCATGTCGCCGTCAACTTCGTCCAGGCGGACGGCCGGCTGCGGCTGGGCGCTGTCCAGCACGGCCAGGGCGGCAAGGAGGGTCGTGGATTGCGAAAACATGGGGAGGCTCCTGGGTTGGGGCTGGGTCAGGCGTCAGGTTAGACGATGTACTGCTGAACGTGGATCTGGCGGGCCACACCGTCATAGTGCAGCCAGTAGTTCACGTCGATGCGGTCGGCCTGCTGGACTTGGTTGCGTTCGACGGTGAAGGCGTAGGGCGGGATGTTGGGGTCGCCGCTTTCCACCAGCCAGCCGGTGTTGACGCACTGGCCAAAGAACTTGTCCAGGAAGTTCTTCAGGCGCTCGATGGCGTCTTCCATCGGCAGCATCAGGCACTCTCGCCCGTAGCGCGCCACCACTTCATCAATGTGGGCCGACATCTCGGCAACCGTGATCAGCTTGCGGTAGCTCAGCACCGTTGCCGCGCAGGTCAGCGTGTCGGTGAACACCGTCAGGCCGCCACCGCTGAAGCGCTGATACCAGACCGGGTTGATCTTGGCATCGGCCAGGTTGCTCAGGTCCAGCTCGCTCATGGCGATGATGGGCTTGACCATGGCGCGGCCCACGTTGCCGTTGATGCCGGCGATGGGCTGGTTCTTCTTGGCCAGGCCGTAGGCATTCGTGACCGCGTTGCGCGCGCAGCGGAAGCCCACCTGAATGGCGCTGGTGCCGACGATGCCGACGTTGCCATTCAGGGGGTCCAGCGACTTGAAGGGGGCGTAGTAGGCCTGCGGGTAGTGGTCGCGGCCCTCGGTGCCGAAGCCCAGGCTTTGCACGAATGCGATGGCCGCCGTCACGCTCAGGTCGCCCGGCACGTCGAACACGAACTGGCGGTTCGTGTCGAACGCCAGATCGGCCAGCTTGGTGATCAGCAGCACCGCACGGGTGCCGCCGCCCAGCAGGTAGCCGAAGTCCTCGGGCGCGTTGCGCAGGGCGGTGATCGCGCGGTCATAGTCGGTGGCCACGTAGCCGGTGCCGCCTTCAGCGAAGGTGGCCAGGTTCGCGCTGGTGGCGTACTTGTCCTTGCCGGCGCTGTCCTGGCCGTAGCCGTCATGGGTTGTGCCGATGCTGGCGCCAGTGATGATGGTCCACTCGAACTCGTCGGATTGCTTCGCCGCGACGTCGGGCAGATAGTTCGACTCCCCGAATTCGTCCACGCTGCCGGCGGTCAGGCTGCCCTTGACGCTCAGCAGTTCCAGGCCATCGGCGTCCAGCACCTTGACCGTGACCATGGTGTTCGCGGCCGGCGTGCCGCCAGGGCTGTACGTGTCGGCGTGGACCTTCAGGACGATGCCGTCGTTGTGGCAGCCCAGGTGCTTGACGCCCAGGGTGCCCACGGTCGGGGCGCTGGCGGCCACAGCAAAGGTGCTGGTGGCCGCGCTGGTGAACACGGCCCACGAGATGGCCGCTTCTGGCACGCTCAGGCGGGACACGATGACTTCACGCGCGCCACGCTGCAGCGCTTCGTACACATGCACCTGGGCCTCGTTCAGCGCGTTCAGCGCCACACTGGCGGGCTTGCCCAGCCGCTGGCGGCGCGTGCCGGCGTTGACGCGGAAGGGCTTGTCGATGCGGCCACGGGGGAATCGCGCCACGATGGCTGCCGTCCGGTCGAAATCGCCCAGGATGCCGGCTCCGGTGTTGTCCCGGATGGGGTTGACCTGAATGCCAGGCTGTGAGGCGAGTTGACGCGAAAAAACGGGGGCCATGGTGACGCTCCGGGGTGGTCAGGCGTGGTGCTGGATCAGGCGGCGCGCTTGCTCTTGGGCGCGGCCGGCGCGGCGGGCGGCGGCGCGGCCGGCGGCGCATCGGAGCCCGGCGGACTCTCGGGGCCCGGGGCGCCGCCATCGGGCGCGGCAACCAGCGACGCAACCGGCTCGGTGGCGGTCGTTTCTGCGGCGGCCGGCAGATCCAGCACCACCACGGTCAGGCCCACGTCTTCAGCGAAGCCGTTCAGGCCATTCAGTTGCTCGATGTTGCACACCATGCGCTTGAGCTGATCGGCGTCGCGCACCGTCACCAGGGCGTGGCTGTAGGGCTGCACTTCGGCGCTGGTTTCGGGCTCCACCGCCATTCGGAAGTGGTTGTTGTGCAGCTCGACCTGGGCCGGGAACGCAAGCGCCGCTCCTGCTGCTGCCAGCGCCGCGAACAGGGCAACGCTGGTTCGGAATCGATTCGACATCGGGGCTTCTCCTGGTGGGACGCTTCAGGCAGGCCCGGGTCGCCCCAGGCCCACCGTCAGGGTCACTTGATGTTGGTGACGTTGATCAGCGCGAAGCCCTGCGAGCTGGGCGTGTGCGGGTTGATCTCGGCGAACCGGCGGCAGTAGTAGCCGTCCATCTGCACCATGTCGGTACCGGTGGCCAGGGGGATGAACACCGGGGGCACCGCGTCGCCCATGACGTAGGGGTTGCGCGCGACTTGCGAAGCGCGGCCCACGCACAGGATCTGCGAGGTTTGGCCGTTGCTCGTCTCGGTCAGTCCCTTCGGGGTGTAGTACACGTCGTACTTGCCGAAGAGCTTGCCCAGGCGGTAGATGCCGGGACGGTCCACGATGCCGGACGATTGCCAGATGTCACCCGGCAGGCCCTGCACTTGCGCGGCCAGTTCACCGGTCACGTACAGCGTGGTGATGCCGTGGTCGATGGTGATGTTGGCCATGCGCTGCGACAGTGCGCCCAGGATCGCCTGCAGGTTCAGCCAAATCTGCGCGCGGTCCTTCTGCGCGATCTGGGTGCTGTAGTCGTAGTTCCAGGTGTCCACCAGGGCCGACAGGCCTTCGGCCAGCCGCTTGCCCTTTTCCAGCGCGCGGTAGTGCAGCTCGTTGGCGTGCTGGGTGCGGATCGACAGCAGCGCCTGGCCGCGCGGATCCAGCGACAGCTCGTTCTGGAGCTGGGTCATCGCGTCGATGGTGCTGCGCGCGATGCCTCGGGTGGCGCGGGCCAACAGGCTGAAGACCGTGGCGCGCGTGCCGATCTGCGGAGTGACCTGCGGGGCCTTTTCGAAGTCCACGTAGCCCATCAGGTGCACCTTGGTGCCGCCCGGGAGCGCAGCGCTCGGGGTGATGCTGAAGGCGCCCGTGTCGCTGTTGACCGTGCCCGACAGGGTGTAGGTCGTGCTGCCGATGGTCACGGCACCGACAATGGGGTTGTTGCCCGTGCCGTAGCCGGCCTGGTCGCGGCCAACCACGGCACCGTTGACCAGCAGCACCGTGCGGCCACGCAGCAGGGGGATCGCCGGGTTGTCGCCAGCGATGGCGCCCGTGGAGCGCGCGGTGAAGTTGCCGGTGATCGCGTTCGTGCTGTTGGGGGTCAGCTCCACGATGCGCTCGCTGTCCAGGTACGAACCGCCGCCCGCGATGCCGTCCAGCGAAGCATTCAGCGCGTAGTCGCCGAAGTTGCTGTTGGCCTCGTTGGACAGGATCGCCAGCCGGGCTTCGTTGGTCTTGATGTCGGCCGGCAGGTAGGCCGCAAACGGGATGGCTTCGGCGAGCTGCGCCATGATGGCGGTGATGGCCATCGCCGGCTGCAGGCTCAGTTGGTCGTGGTGCAGGTTGGTGGCGTCGTCCAGGCGGACGTTGCCGGCGCCGTTCAGCAGTTCCTTCAGCGGCATGGCCTGGCGGTCGGCGGTGCTCAGGGCGTGCTCGATCAGGGTCGGGTCCGGCGAGAAGCCGTGTTCACGCTGATAGTCGGCCGATGCGGTCAGCACGCTGTCCAGGATGGCGCCGTGGTCCTTCTCCTTGTACTTGCCCAGGAGGGACTGCACCACGCCGGGGACGCGGATGCCGCCGTCGTTGACGACGGACTTTGCCGCATCGGCGGTGACCGTTTTGCGGTGGCCAACCTTGACAGCGGCCTCGCTCACGGAATCGAAGAATTGCTTGACCGCCACAGGCTGGCGGGTAATCTCGTGCGGAGCCATATCAAGTTCCTTTGCGAATGGCATGCGGCCAGCGGCCAGCTTGTGGTGGAGAGAACACGGGGTGATTCTTGAAGCGCGTTTTGCGTGACTGATCGGGCGCTTACCGACTACGCCGACAGCTCGGCAAGCTCTTCTTTGGCCGCGTCGATGGCCGCGTCAACTTCGGCGATCTGCTGCACCAGCTTTTCGCGCAGCTTCGGCGCTGCGGTCTTTGCACCCTCGGGCGGGGCCATCTTCAAAGCGGCCATCCGCTTCTGGTGTCGGGCGCGGGACTTGTCCAGCATGGACACCAGTTCGGCGGCGGCCTTGGCCGGGTCGTCCTGTTCCTTGATCGGGACCACCTTGCCGTTCACGCGCACTTCGTACACGTCGCCCGTGGCCTTGATGCGCAGGCCCAGGGATTGGCTGTCGGCAAAGGTGTAGGTGACTTCGCGGTAGCTCACGCCAGCGATTCGCGCGGCCTTGCCGCTGCTGCCCACGCTGACGATTTCCAGGCCGGCGCGCACGAACAGAGCCGTGACCTTGCGCACCGCGCGCTCGGCACTCGTGGCCAGCAGTTCGTAGTCGATCAGCAGTTTCATCGCGCGGTGCCCCGTGTGTGGTCAGGGGGCAGTGTCCGGCGCGATACCGGCGCGTCGGCCGGTCCTTACCGCAGCACTACACCGGGGCGCCCGTGGTGCCGCCGCCCGTGCTGACGCCGCTGTGCGTGTGCGTGCTGCCCACGTTCTTGTCGTTGACGGCGAGGCTGCCGGTGCCCGTGGCGCCCGCTTCGAACGTCAGGTGTCCGGTCACGGTCGTGGGCCCTTCAAGGCGGATGGCCGGCGCGCGGATGGTCACAACCGTACCGGCTTCGATCAGCACGCTGCCGCCCGTGGCCGTCACGATGAAGTCGGTGTCGGCCGTCAGCTCGATGTTGTCGTGGTGCCAGCGCCGCCACTCCATCGCGTTGTCCGTCTCCTTCGCGCGGAACCCCAGGATGATCGGAAAGCGTGGGTCGCCGTTCACGAAGTCCAGCCACACCCGGTCGCCGGGAAGGATGCGGATCTCGGTGTGCTCGCTCTTGTCGCCCAGCGGGTACAGCACGTCGGCCTCGGGGAACTTTTCAGCGCCCTCGGTGCCAGGGAACCTGACCCTGCAGCGCCGCGTCTCGCGGTTGACCGACTCCACGAAGCCGGGGGTGTACTTCTTCATCCTCATTTGGTCACCTGTGAAGTTGCGCCAGCCACAGCCGGGTGGCCTGCGTGGGCGTGCGCCCGTCGCCGCCGTTCTCCCACACATGCGATGCCGTCACCACCACATGCCGGGTGCCGGCAATGTCGATGCCGTCACCGGCCCGGATGTGGCCCGCGTAGGTGCCCGGCAACGTGCGGCGCACCACCAGGGCCTGGGTCATGTTGTTCAGGATCCGCTGGCCAGTGTGGGGCAGGAACACGAAGGCGCGCGGCGGGTCGCTGCGGCCCTTGACGATGGCCCCTGCTGCGTCGACCGACAGGGCCCACGGGATGTGGTGCTGCTCCAGGAAGTCGCTTTCCACGGCCAGCGTGGTGTCTGCCGCCGTGGCCTCGACGGGGCGGCCTTGGAACAGGTCTGCCAGGCGCACGAAGTCAAGCCGTCCCGTGTTGCGCCACACGCACGCGGCGGCCTCTTCCTGCATGGCCTGCGCAATGGCCGGGGTAGGAAAGTCGCCCGCCACCACGCCGAAGCGCGACAGCGTGATGTCGGCCCCCACGCGGCCGGTGTAGCCGCACGCGCGCAGGCACTCCCCCGCGCTGGCGCCCTCTTTGAACACGGCGCGCGGCAGGGGCTTGGACACGGCCAGGAACGGGTCCAGTACCGCGATGATCTCGCGCGCATCCGCCGCGCCCTCGGGCCGCTGGGCCTGCTCGGTGGGCGCCTTGCGCACCTTGATGATGCGGTAGCGGTCCAGCGTGCTGCCGGCCTGAATCAGGGCGCCCGGGTTGAAGCGGCCCGCCGCCGTCTCGTCTCCCCGGACGATCAGCACCAGGGTGGACGGAACCGGGGTCAGGTCGAAGCGCTGTTCGGCGCGGACAACGAAGTCCCCGCGAAGCTGCTGGCCACCCTCAAAGACGATTTGCACGGCTTCACGGGTTCACAACGACAGGCGGCAGGCCCACGCTGATCGGCAACTCCATGAAGGCCAGTTGCGGCAGATCGCGCTCCATCTGCGCGATGTCGCCGGCCACTTCGGACGAAGACCGGCCGATCAGCTCCACGCCAGCGGTGCGGGACGCCTCCATCAAGCGCGCGACGTCGGCCTCGACGTAGAGGCGGAACAGGGGGCCGATGATGGCCCACTCGCCCTGCGTCAGGACGGTGGCCGCCCTGACTTCGGCCAGCGTGGTCGTGTCGGGGTCGGCCAGATCCTGCCAGCCCAGGTAGAACTTGGTCGCGCGCACCGCCGCCGCCATGGTTTCCGGCTGCGCGACGAACATGCCCGAAGGCTCGCGCTCCGCGATGTACGCGGCCACCAAGTCCTGCAGGGTCATGGCCGGGTCAGGCGTTGCCGGCGAACTGGCGGCCGAAGAAGTGACCGAAGAACGTGCCGGTCAGCATCAGCACCTGGGTCTTGTTCTCCCAGTCGCGGTCGCTCGGGTCGACCTGGACGAAGCACTTCTCCAGCAGGTAGCTGCGGGTGTGGCGCTCGGGCGTGCCCTCGTAGATCCGGCAGTCGAAGTAGCCGCCCACCGCGATCACGTCGCGGAAGAACTGCTTCACGAAGCCGCTGGACGTCTCCAGGAACGTGATGCCGCCGGTCACCGTGACGCGGATGGGCTGCTGTTCGTAGTGGGACATGCCGCCCGGGCCCGGGACTTCGATCTCGGCGCCGCCTGAGATGGTCGGATGCGGGAACTGCTTGATGGTCAGGTACATGCCCGGGAAGCCCATGGGCTCCATCGTGGCATCGCCCGCATTCACCTTGTCGCCCAGCGCCTGCACCAGGCGGAACTGCCGCTCCATGTAGGCTGCGTCGTTGATCGGCATGAGATGGCTCCAGTGTGGTTGCGGCGCGCGTGGTGGCCGGAAAGTAGCGGGCAGTGTCGGCCCGTGGGCGTGGCGCGCGGTGCGTGGCTTACCGGTGCGCGTACCCGCCGCCGGCCCCGATGCCGCCCGTCACGATGTGGGCGATGGTCCGGTCTGGCACGTCCTGGGTGATGACGGCCGGCGGCGCGGCCGGCGCCTGCGCGGGGGCACTGCTCAGTCGCTGCGGCCCGGTGCCAGCGGTTGACGGCATCTGCGGCACGGCCGGTGCGGTCGGGGCGCTGGGCACGGGGGGCATGCCAGGCTGCGCCGGCAGGCCCACGGCGCCGCCCGTTGTGGCCAGCCCCAGCAGGGCGGCCTTCTCGCGGTGCGCCCGCGCCAGCGTGCCGGCCCGGGTCTTGTCGTCGCTCGACCGGAACAAGCCCGCGTTGTTGGCGATCTTGTGGTCCTGGATCGCGGCCACGATCTGGGCATCGCTCATGCCCGCCACGTCCTTGCCGGCCAGTGCCTTCTGAATCAGGCTGGACTGCGGGCCGAACTGGGTGCTAGTGCTGAAAACCGCCTCCTGCACCGCCGCGCCCCGGCCGGACAGGTCGATGCCGCCCTTCTTCAGCCGCGCCATCTGCGGGTCGAAGTGGGTGCTCCGCATGAAGTCGGACTGCGCGCCCGCGAAGCCCTTGTCGGTGGCCGCAAGCTGCTTCCACTTCGCGTCGAACTCGGGGCTCCCGGGCGTCAGGCCCGCGAACTGCGCGCCGTAGGGGCTGCTGGCCAGGAACTTCTGCAGCGTGCCGGTCTTGCTGGCGAGCTGGTGCGTGCCGTAGGACTTGCCGCCGAAGTCGCCCTTGCCGCTGGAGATCGTGCCGGCGCCGCCGTTGCCGCTCTCGAACTGCTTGGACACCCACCCCAGGGCCTTGCCGGCGTAGTCCTTGACGGTCGCCGCAGCAGACGAAGCCATGCCGCGAGCCGTGTCAATCGCCCGGCCGCCGATGTCGGTGACTGCGGTCGCGGCCTTGGCCGACAT